GTCAAGTAGGTATAGTAACGATAACAACAACTTAATTCTAGGAGTTTTAAAATGGCTTATAAATCAGGCGCTGATGGTGTTACACAATCAGGCAAAACAAAAGGCAAGAACTTAGGCGACGACGGTAAAAAAGTTGGCGTTCAATCAGGCGGTAAAGGCTCTAAAGGCGTTTCATCTGACTCAATGAAATCAGTGGGTCGTAACCTAGCGCGTGTAGCAAACCAAAAATAAGGAACTATCATGGCTAAGAATGATTTTGTAAAAGTAACACCAGCTGACTCCTACCCATTAGGTAACGCTAAAGAGAACAAAGATGCTAGTGCATATACTGATTTTGTATACCCATCAGGTGGCGGCAACGATATCGGTGTGTATAAGCAACCAATGAACAACACATATAGCTCAGACATCAAAGACAGCGTTAACCCAAACTCTCGTGCAGCTAAAGATGTAGGCCCTTCAACACGGGCTATGAATGTTAGTATTGGCGATAGTGGCGCTAACCGTATTAACCCACATGGTGTTGGCGAGATGCGCGGTTATGGTGCGGCTACTAAAGGTCGTAAGATTAGTGGAAAAATGGGCTAATGAACTACACCCAGTTAGCTCAAGCAATTCAGGATTATTCTGAGAATACAGAAGCTCTTTTTGTATCTAATATTCCCTTTTTTGTGCAAGAGGCAGAAAAACGCATCTACAACACAGTGCAAATACCGTCACTGCGTAAGAATGTAACAGGGCTATTATCTGCTTCAAACCCGTATCTTTCGCTTCCTGTTGATTGGCTTTCTACATATTCAATTGCTATTATTGATAGTACAGGTAAATACTCGTATCTTTTAAATAAAGATGTAAACTTTATGCGCGAGGCTTACCCAAACCCGACAACAACGGGGATACCTAAATACTATGCAATTTTTGGTACAAATATCGCTAACGCAGTAGATATGACATGTATATTAGCACCTACTCCTGACGAGTTTTACACAGCTGAACTACATTATTTTTATTACCCATTATCAATTGTGCAAGGTCAGATTAAGTTATTAGGTACGATTACACCAGGACTTAACTATACAAACGGTACATACTATGAGGTTCCTTTATCCTACCTTAACCCAACTAATACGTTTTCAGGGACTGGCGCAACAGCTACAGTAACTGTGGCTCAAGGGTATGTAGCATCGGTAACTCTAACAAATACAGGCTCGCTCTATTCTCCAGGTGACATTCTTACAATTGCTTCATCATATATAGGCGGTTCAGGTACAGGCTTTCAAGTATCCGTTTCTGAGGTACTAAACCAAACAGGCACTTCATGGCTAGGTGATAACTACGACCCAGTATTGTTTTATGGTGCTATGCGAGAAGCGGTTATCTTTATGAAGGGTGAACAGGACATGGTTACGTACTATGAAAAAATGTTTCAAGAATCATTGATGCAGCTTAAACGCTTGGGTGATGGTCTTGAGCGCAATGACTCGTACCGTAAGGGTCAAACTAGCTTGGAATATAAAGGTCTATAATGGCAATCGTTCAAACACAATGTACAGTATTTAAAGAGAACCTATTAAAAGGTTTAGAGAACTTTGCAGTTGGTACACCGTATACATATAAGATTGCACTTTATGATGCTAGCGCTAATTTAGGGGCAGACACTACTGCGTACACAACTGAGGGAGAAATCAATTCAGGAGGATACCTTGGAGGAGGCCAAACGCTGTCCATTATACCCCCTGCTTACAGCGGCTCAACCGCATATGTTTCATTTAATACAGTAACTTGGGTTCCAGCTATTTTTACATGTAGGGGTGCTTTGATTTATAATGCCACTACTGGAGCCGCTATTGCGGTATTAAATTTTGGCGCTGACAAAACGGCAAGAAATACATTTACAATTACTTTTCCAACGGCGGACGCAAATAACGCCATTTTACGATTATCTTAGGAGTTTATTATGCATAAAGAAGTAGCAGGTTTTGGCGATATTTCTAACGCCGCATTAATTAAGTCAGCTGATTTTGCTGAAACTGTAGGCATGGAAGGTCACTATGTGGCTAAGTGCTACGACAAAGATGGTAACTTAAAATGGGAAGACACCATTGATAACTTGGTAATGGCAGTGGGTAAAGAACTAATGCTAAATACATTGTTATCAGGCAGTGCTTATACAGCAACGGTACGTATGGGTTTAGTATCAGGCGCATCAGCTCCAACATATGCAGCGGCAAATACACAAGCATCTCACTCAGGTTGGTTAGAGTCTGGTGCTACAAATGCTCCTACATACTCAGGTACACGCCCTACAATTACATTTAGCTCTGCGTCATCATCAGGTACAACACCATCAAACGTAACAACTAAAGCAGGTTCTGCAGCGGTGTCATTTACATTTACTGGTTCAGGTACAGTAGCAGGTTGCTTCATCAACATCAACGGCTCTGCAACAATTGACGATACAACAGGTACACTATACTCAGCTGGTTCATTTACTGGCGGTAACAAATCAGTAGCATCAACAGACCAATTGAACGTAACTTATAGCACTACAGCAACCTCTTAATACAAGGGGAAACTAATGTCAATTTGTGCAGTTGTTGAAGGGAATCTTGTCGTCAATATGATTGTTGCCGAACCTACAGACACGCCCCCAGATAACTGCATTCTTGTTTTAGTCCCGCCTGATTTACCTGTGCAAATTGGATATACTTACCAAGACCCTTATTTCTATAATACCGAAGGTAAAGTAGTAGCGCCATATGAAGTAGTAGCGGAACCAATCTAACGATGCCCATATTAAAAATTACATCAGGTACTACATGGACCGTGCCAGCAGATTGGAACTCAGCTTCTAATCAAATCTATCTTATTGGCGGTGGCGGTGGCAGTTCTGGTAATGGTGACGGTACTGGTAGTTGGCATTGTGGTGGAGCTGGTGGCGGTGGTGGGGCGATTACCAAACTATCAAACGTTACTTTAACCCCTAGTACTTCATACACAATTGCTATTGGTGCTGGCGGAACTGCTGGGGCGTCTGTTAATAACGCAAATAGCTCTGCTACAGCTGGAACTGGCGGGGCAACTACATTTAACAATGGTACTACTACGTACACAGCCAATGGTGGTTCTGGCGGAAATGTAAATACCACAGTGCCTTCCTCTACAGGGGGTAATGGCGGAACAGCTCAAACAATATCAGGACTTATTACAGCAGCTTTTGCTGGTGGTAAAGGGGGTAATGGTGGGGTTAATACCTCTAGCAATCATAACGGTGGCGGTGGTGGTGGTGGAGCTGGGGGCCTCAATGGAGCTGGCGCTGCTGGGGGTAATGGATTATCCGCTGCCTCATCCACTACTACAGCAGGGGGTGGCGGCGGTGGTAATGGTGGTGGAACTGTAGGCGGCAATGCTATTTCTACTCTATCGGGGGCTGGCGGTAATAACTCATTAGGTTCTGGTGGTGGGGCGGGAAGAACATCGAGTGCAGATGGGGCCAACGGCTCAAATGGCGGCGGGGGCAGTGGTGCTAGAGGGACTAACAATGTAGGCGGTAGTGGAAGTGCTGGTAACGAATTTGCTGTAACTGCTGGTGGAACTGCTGGGTCAGGCGGCGGGGCTGGTGGCGGTGTAAACGCTACAAATACAGCATCAGCTGGGCTATATGGTGGCGGTGCAGGGGCGCCTGGAATTGGCTCAACAGGTGCAAACTACAATGGTACAGTTGGCGCTGCTGGCGTTATTATTGTTGTATATAACGTAACAACTACCGCATCTATAACCGAGGATGCAACCTTAGCTGACATTTCAAATATTTTTAAATTATTTAATGACAATATAACTGAAAATGCAGTTTTAGCAGATACTGAAACAGCGCAAGGGATATTTACCGATAGCTTAACTGAAGCCTCTACAATAGCAGAGACTGAGACAGCGCAAGCTATATTTAAACCTTCAATAATAGAGGCATTATTATCTAATGATAGTCAAAATACGATATTTGTATTTACTGCAGATATTGTAGAACCAACTACACTTGCTAATATTCAAGCGTCAGTTAATTTATTTACAGCTGCAATAGTAGAAACACTTACATCTAATAATAGTCAAAGTTCAATAGCTACGTTTAATGCTGAGTTAGTAGAAGTTGTTATTAATGATGACACCAATACAGCTACGATGTATTTTAATGCTGAGAGCATAGAAGAATTAGGTATCAGTGAAGCATCGGCAAATCAAGCCATTTTTAATAGTTTAACAAGTGAAAGTATGGTAATGTTAGACCGAATAGTCCCTTATGGCTGGTTTAGAATATCAAATGATGAAGTAACAACTTGGACTACTATAAATAATAC